TTTTTGAATTGTCCCTTGAGATTCTCGGTAACAAACCAACAAATTCCAAGTTTTTTCTTTCGAGGTCTATATCAGTTTCTTCCTTAAATTCTCTTACAGCAGCGTCTCTAGAATTTTCATTTTTTTCAATTTTACCGGCAGGTAAACTCCACATACCAGGAAAACTCCCTTCAGCATTCCTTTTACACAATAAACATTTATCACCATTTTTAACTAAAACGCCAACATATTTCTTTAGTTCCATATTTATATTTATCTAAACTTATGAAAGTAAAAATAAGAAATAATAAATTCAAAGTCAAAGTAATGGACACTCCCGCATCAAGAATTGAAGGAATGCAGGGAAAAAAGTTCAATGAATACTTTGATGGTATGTTATTTCTTATGGAAACCTCTTCGAATTGTTTTTGGATGAAGGGTTGTATTATCAGTTTGGACATCATATTCATCAATGATAATGTCATTACAAAAATATTTGAAAAGTGTCCCCCTTGTTATGTAGACGATTGTCCAAGTTATTGCGCCAAAGGTTCAATAATATTGGAGGTCGCCTCAGGAACCTGTAATAGACTCGGTATTCAAAAAGGTGACAGAGTCTCTTACTCTTTACTCTGAATCTTTGCTCTGAGCAATTTTTTCTTTCAACTTCTTGAAGAACTCTTCACCAATCATTTTCACAAATTTGATATAAGGAGCGTTTTCTCTTTCAGGGTCATATTTGTACGGTCCTGATGATGGTCTTGTTGCTCTTCCCAAATAATTTAAACCTGAAATGTTAGTAATACATTTGTGACCACCTGAGTTTGCTTGAATTAACTCCCAAGCATTGATTCCAATCTTGTCTAAAACTTGTCTTTCAGACTCTGTAAGGTCATCAAATGGTTTTTCCATAAGGGTTTCTATCTTATTAAGAATTTCTTCACCACCATCCATCATTTGAATTTTTCCACCATAAATCGCATCAAAGTCCTTGAATGTAAATCCAACTGACTCGGGACCTACTGATGATTCGCTTACGTGTTTGATTGTAGACAACGGAACGGTTCTCTGTTTGAGTTGTGGTTCCCACTTGGCTAATACTTCCTGTGCAATCTCTCCCAAGTTTACCCCTTTGAGCTCTCTATCTTTTTTAAAAGGATTACAGGAGGCTTGAACTAAACCCAAAGGCCACATAATAATTAAAAAATCGGCTTCAGGATTGTTTCTGAATGGTGTGTATCTGTCATAAGAACCAGTACCTTGTAGTCTTCCCATACCATATTGTACAATTATACCGTCGGTGACTTGAACATCCTTGTGACTCTTCATTGAGTCCATATATCTTTCAGCGTTTCTCTGTAAGTCCTGTGGTGTCTCCCTTGTATTAGAACTCATCCAGTTTTTAATATTACCTAATATGGAAATCAATGATGGTTCGGAATCCATAACCAAACCTTCCAAAAATCCTTTTTTGTTCTTAAAAGCTAAAAGAAGTTTGTTAGTGGTAAGTCCCATCATCATTTTGTTCTCAGCAGCACTCTTATCCTTATCTAATTTGAATAAGTAATTGATAACATCTTTGATAGTGATTCCTTGTCTTGCGAAGTCTGCAGAATCTACAGTAGAAATCAATCTAATATCTTCAGAACCAAATAAATCTTTGGGTGAAATAATTTGAGAGATTGTTTCTACGTTTGACCTTGCTTGTCTGAAAGATTTTGAGGCATCTTTTTCAGCACCTACTTGTCTATCGTGGTGGTCAGTATGGATTACGAACATTGGTTTACCGTGTGCGAAATCAACTAACACGGGCATTACATCACCTCTCGCATCAGGTTTCTTTACAGAGAATTCTTTGTCACCATATTGGATTACTTCTGAATCAACTACATCAATACCATTGTCTTCAAGGTATTTTTTCATTGCAATTGCAGTTGTTACACCATCCAAGTCTTGGTGGAAATAAATTTTAGCCTTTGGATATCTTTTAGCCAAAACCTTGATGTCTCTTAAACCTGATTCTGAAAGTATTTTCATAAAACTTAACTTGGCATAGCTAAACTATACTGAATGACATCACCAACTCTAAAACCGTCTCTACTTTTTAAATTACATAATGGATTGAGTCTAACGATATCTTCTCCACCAGCTTTTTGAGTTATTGAACTCAGGGTATCTCCTGGTTTTATTTTATGTAAAAACCTTGTAGGTCTATTACTTATATCAATATAACCAGAGTTAGCAATTGATTGTGTCAAAAACTCTTTAGTAAAACAATACTTTTGACCTGGACCATCTGGTTTTGGACCTTTAGCTAACATTTGATTAGCAGCTACAATATGATTTTTTCCGATGGGGTAATTGTCCTCCTGCTCACGTAAAACTTTGGCTACGATGTTTTTAAGGTCAGACTCCGTCAATTTTATAATTCTTTTCATAACTTTAGTTTTCTAACGTAAATAAATACTTTGACTTGTTAATCAATGCTAACATTTCATCTCTCAAATTTAATAAGTCAGTGTCCATTCTCGGGTCAAGTTGGTCTGACATACCAATTAAAAATTGACACACTCCGTCAACGAATTGTTGAAGTGAGACTGATGACAAGTCTTGAAACATTATTGAAAAGGTTTCAGAAAAAACAGGTCTACCATATTTTCCCATCATCGCCTCAACAAATGAATCAATCAAATCGTCTAAGGTTTCATAAATCATCCCGTAAGTTCTGTGTTTGGCATCACCTTTTGTTTGCCAATGCATAAATCTAAATTGGTTTTGTATTTGTACCAATTTAAGTACTAATTCTTCTTTCATATTTTTAAGCTACTTGGGGTCCTTTAATTAAAATATCCATAAAACCTGCTATAGGGTCGGATATTAGGCTTGTTGATGACGTTGTTTTTTCGTCAGTTTCTTCAGATTGAGGAAATTCTGATTTCAAATATTCTTGAGCTTCAGGTGTTTTTTCATATTGTGCCATTTTTTCGAGCATTTCGTCCTTACCTATCATATCTTCTAACTCTTCTGGACCAACCCAGTTTCCTAATCCCAAATGGTCCAAAAACCCTGCGTAGAATTTAGTTTTACCAATCAGAATTCTTACGGGTAAATTACTCTTTCCGAAAATATCAGTAACTCTTCCAAAACCAAAACCACCACCATAAAATAGTTTTCCTAAGAAATTTGGTTTTGATAAAATTGCAGGGTCAAGGAATTTTTCTCTTTTTAACATCGCCTCCAAACCTCTTATCATTTCTTGCTGTTGTTTTGGGCTTTTTGTTGGTAGTCTTTTCGCAATCGAGGCTGCTTGTGTACCAACTCCACGGAATAATTTTAACCAATCATCGATGGTACTTTTAATCCCTTTAGTAAGAAATCCACCTGGTAACCTGTCAATAAAATCATCAACTCTCGGTGCCCATTCTCTACTAGTTCTGGCCAATTTTCCTAAACCCCCTTCCATCTTCGACAACTGTGTCAATAACTTCTGAGCTTTTAAAGTATCCCCTGCCTTAATCGCCAAATTAATTTCAGTCATAAGTTTTGCCCCTTTACCACCAGCTTTCATAGCACCCATTGCAGTTTTACCAACAGCGTCCCCAACATAAGGTACTACTGATATCAAAGATAAAAATCCAAATAAATTGTCCCCCTGTTTGAAATATGAGATTGCGTTAATTAAATCTGCTATACCAGTTGGGTCAACAATACCTATCAATGACAAGGCAGTATTCCACCCTGTGTCCTCATTCAACATAGATGTTTTGATGAGATTCAATTGAGATTCTGTCAAGATATACTCAGGCATAAATTATTTTACTATAAATACCTGATAAACAAAAAAACCTCCCTATTTGTGAGGTTCTTGGTCAAATTCTATTTGTCGTTGTCTTTTACCTTCGACAAATACATTAACTCGATTCTGAGCTACCTTGGAGTAATCAGGTGATAGTTCGATACCAATCCATCTTCTGTTGAGTGTCTCGGCTGCAACCAAACTAGTACCTGAACCCGCGAATGGGTCTAAAACAACATCATTCTTGTAGGTAAGAATTTTGATTGCCTTTGTTGGAATGTCCATTGAGAAGGTGGCTTTAGTTAGACTTCGGGTGTCAGCAAAGTAATTCCACTGTCCGAATACCAAGTCGATAAACTCACGTTTCTGTTGTTCCGTGTACATCACCTTTGGTCTCATATTACCATCCTTACCTTCTACTTCTCCCATCTCGCCAATCCATTCAGGTGTGCCTTTTACTGTTTTAATGTGTTTCTTTTTGTACGCCAAAATAACACATTCTTTCGGGTTATATATGTAAGGTGCCGAAGGACTCATCCAAGACCCCCACGCTGTGGTACGACTTCTGTGAGGAGATTCTTCTTCAAGGTCAACAACTCCGAAGAACTTATAACCAATCTGTTTCATTATCTGCCATATTTCACTAACCATAAAGATTCGTCCACCTTTGGACTGACGATTAATCTCATAAGGAATGTTTAAAGCAATTCTACCATCGTCTTTAAGAACTCGGTATGCTTGTTCCATCCAGGAATATGTAAATTTTACATATTGCTCCCATATCATATCATCGTCGTGAACATCGTAATTAATACCAACTCCATAAGGTGGAGATGTTACTATCAAGTCTACAGAACCTTCTTCCATCGAAGCCATTACTTCAATGCAATCCCCGTTTATTACCTTACCTATATATTTTTCCATAATTAATCTATTGTTAATGAACCATTATCTATAACCAAGGGTTTTTCTGTTTCAAATTCCATAAACCCTTGATATGTTGTTATTCCGCCATTATTTGTTATTCCCTCGTGAATGGTTTTTATCTTAGTATTGATTATGATTTCTCTAACCACTACTGATACACCATTTTCAGAACAACTTACGGTCCACATACTGTTGCCAGAGGGTCTTACTCTATATTTCATAGTCTAAAAGAAACTTTTCCATTTTTATAAATGACTTCATTGACATCTACAGAAATATGTGGTCTAAAACCTTTATTGGGAATATCGATAATTTCAGTTTTTGCCGGAACAACAAAATCAACCTCATCACAAATTATTTCAGACTCTTCGAATATAACTCTCCAAGGTTTTTGTTTGCCTTGAATGGATTCTTTGTTCCATCTGATATAAACTTTCATATTATAGTCCTAAGATTTCAAGGGTTTTGTTTACTCTACTTTTGGGAGATAAATTTCTTTCGTAGTATTCCCTCGCGTTTTTAGAAATATAACTCAAAAAACCTGTATCATCAACAACTTCCTTAAATCTATTCTCAATCATCTTAGCGTGATGTTCAAAAGCAAACCTGTCGGTGGCAACATCATTATGTCTTGGCATATCTTCAGGATAAGGTACGGAAATGTAATGAAAATTTGGTATCAGTTTCTCGTGCATTTCATTTTGAAATTCGAATCTAATCAGAGGTACACCTACCGCCATACACTCGATGTCACGGTAACACAGTTCACCAACACCTGCCATAGAAAGAGCCACCTGATAGTTAATCATTTCTTTAAAGTAATTGTACGGATTTATATTGTCTTTGGGACAATATAAAAGTTCACTATCATAGAATTCCAAAGCGGGTCTTTGACTTAGGTTACCTCTAAAATACATCTGAGGAATCAAATTCTGAGCGTATTTTCTTTGGTAATAAAAAGGTTCCAAGTCAACAAATCCTGATGGGAAATAAATCCAAGGAGAATACTTTTCATAGTTATCCTTAACGTGATGTTTAATCTTGTAATCTATGAACTGTGAGATTAAGACTTTTTTACACTTTGGGTTATTTTGCTCATTCATAGTCGCATAACCCAAATCATCTGACACACTCATAATCCAAAACTCACCAGTGTCCCAATCTTCAATAACATACTCACACTCTAAAAGTAGAAATTCGTTAGAGATACCATCTTTAAGTTTTACAGGAAACCTGTCCCAATGAGCGTTTTCGAAGTATCTGTTTTCTTCAACATCATATCTTTCTGATAACTCAGAAGTCAGTTCATCCCAAAATAAATTGTAGTTACGATAATGCCGAGTAATAGAATTTGACGGGTTGTGTACTATTAATCTCCGTTTAGGGTTTTCAAAGTTTTTCGATTTATTTAAAACTTCACGTTGCAAATACCAAAGAGCCTTGTTAAGGTCTTGAAACTCCTTATCAGTACCTTTCTTACCAGCTCTTGAGATATACTTAACAGTGTTTCCAAGATTAAAACCTAACTCCCAAGCTTCAATTACTTTGATTGCTTCGTACGGATTGTCTTTACCACCATAATGTTGTGGGTGGTTAACCATTTCATTGCTCATACTCTTGTTGTACAGGTTCGAATGCTCGGTTCATAAGTGAGTTTTTTGTGTCCACTTCCGCGAACATATTGTGACTCACTTTATCTAAGGTCAACGCGAAGTCTAATGTCTCTGAAATAATACCAACAATTTTGTAAGGGTCTCCGTTTGATGCTGGTCTGCGGTCCTCGATATATCCTTTCCAATTTTTTGAAGTCTGAAGAGGAACACGGATGGATGCACCACGGTCAGAAACACCCCAACTAAATTTGTCAATCGATTGAGTTTCGTGTTTACCAGTCAATCTCAATTCATTACTTGAACCATAGTTGTTGATGTGTAGTTGGTGACGTGAATCGAACGCTCTGAAAATGTTTTTGAAATAATCCTCACCACCTTCAGTTCTCATCTTTTCGTTTGAGAAGTTACAGTGAAGACCTGAACCATTCCAATCCCCCATTACTGGTTTTGGATGTAACTCAATTTTAAAACCATAGTCTTCAGACATTTGTTGTAAGATGTATCGTGAAACCCACAAGTCATCACCAGCCTTAAGTTTACCTTTAGAGAAAACCTGAAACTCCCACTGACCTAACAGAACTTCAGCATTTGTACCTGTGATGTCAATTCCTGCTGAGATACAAGCCTCCATATGTTTTTCAACAAACTCTCTACCGTGAA